TCATTCACCTCTGTTCGCCTCCGGCAGCGGGAAGCGCACCCTGATCTCCTCGACCTTGGCCACCCAGGCGCTGTAGTCCGGTTCCACGCCGGCCTTGATCGCATCGAACTCGGCCTCGGTCTTGAGCGGGTCACTTTCCAAGCGGTAGGCATTCGCCCGCGCCGCGGTTGCGGCATCGTACTCAGCCTGCCAGCGTTCTTGCGCCTGCTGTTCAGCGGTCTTTAACTTGCTCCAGTCGATCATCGCGGTAACTCCACCGGGCCGTCGGCCTCGATCAGCAACGGTTCAGGGAAGCGAGCAGCGGCACTGGCATCAGCGGCCAGCGGGAACCGCAGGATCAGCTCCAGCCGGCCGGCACGTCGCAGTGCAGGACCAGCGAACCACTCCGACCCGATAGCCTCGGCCGGCACTTCACCACCGTCCGGGAGCGGTGTGAAGTCGAACACCTGGCCGTTCACAGTGAGCACATCGCCAATCCTGACCAGCGACAGGTGCTCGTCGCTGCCTGGCAGTGGTGCGTACGGTGACAATTTGATCAGCATCAGAACCACCTCCCAATAGCTGTGAACGCAACGTTGACGGCAACTGAGGAGCGCGCAACTGTCGACATCACAATCGATGTAACTGAGTTTGGGGTAGCAACAAGCGCATTCGCCCACATCCCCCCGTGTCGGGCATTGCAATGCGTGTTCGGCGGCGAACTGAATGTCGCCGGATATGCCCATAAACCATTGGCGGGTGCCCCGTCTACATGAATGCTGCCCGCCGCGGCGGTGGTCACTGTCAACGCGCGCTCAGCCCAGCAGACCTGAGTCCCATCCGCGAACCGCACATACTCCCCGTTCGCGTTACTCCCGCGATCAATCACCGCACCGGTCGGTACGCCGCTCGACTGCGAAACAGCGCCGAGAATACTGTCTCGCGAGTACAAAGCCCCAGTTGAACCCAGGGCAGGTCTAACTGCAGCACTCCCAAGCCCAAGAGACGTGCGCGCACCAGCGGCGGTTGCAGCTCCTGTTCCGCCAAGCGCAACCGGCACCGTGTCGCCGTCGGCGAACTCGCGAAGACTGCCGTAGCCGTTGCCGTCGTTCTGCAACTTCGTCGGTCGTACATCAGCCATTGAAAAGCACCTGCAGGTTGAGAGTTGCGCCGACGGCGGTGGACGCCGGCAGTTGGCCGTCAGGGTTCATCGTGAGCCTCAGCATGGAGCCGTCGGCGAGATAACCCGGCACAGCCGCGGGGATACGCACGTTCATCGGATAGGCAACCACCACGCCCGCGCCGTTGGTGACGAACTGGTCGTAGCCGGTGCTGCGCCGGACGAAGTAGATCGCGTTCGGCTCCAGCGACGCGGGGAGTTGCGCCACGACTTTATGGGTCTGGAGGACGGCCATTTACCAGGCCGTCCCATTCCACTCGGCCGGGATCGGCTGGCCGTTGTAGCGCAGCAAACCACCCTCCTCGCTGAACTTGTCGAGCGTCGACTTGTTCGCGTGCGTGTGCGCCAGAGAAACGGCGGTGTCGATCTGCGCTGGCGTCGACGTCGGGCGCCCGTTGATCGCGTCCCAGTTGAGCTCGACGTCCATCGACTCATACTCGGCCACCTTCAGCCAGGCGCTGGTCGCCGGGTTCCATGCGTACAGCGCAGCGCCGGATTCGACTGTCGGGTCCGCGCTCGCATCCTGAACCAGGACGAAAATGGCTCCCTCCGGCTCCAGGGCGTCGCGTGCAGCGATATCCGCAACGAACAGGATCGGCGCGCCGGTTCCTGGCAGGCTTGCCAGCGCCTCGTTGATCAGCGCGTTGATCATCACGCTGTTGCCGATCGAGCGTGCCACGCCGGCGCTGTTCGTCAGGTAGGACTCCGAGTAGCTGCCATTCTCGACGAAGTAGAACGAATCGGGTTCCAGCGTACCCGGCAGGGTCGCCACTTTGAAAAATCGAATCTGAGCCATGTCATCACCAATCAGTCGCGCCCCATTGGGCACCGTCTACGCCATCCCTCCCGGGAGGCCCTTGGTCACCCGCAACAACCACAAGCACATCGGCCGGCGGCGTCACGGTGACTGCGTATTCCTGCATTTCGCTGAGCACAAGCGGCTCGCAATCAACCTCGATCGCCAGCGCCCAGGGCTCCGCGGCGTCATCCATCGCACCCTCCCCCATGGCTCACAGTGATCGGCCCGCTGTAGTACCGATGTACAGTCCCATCCGGGTATGTCACGTCCACGTCATAGACCGCAGCCGACCATTCCAGCGCCGCGGTAGCCGATGCCGATATCTCGCGCGAGATCGTTCCGGCGCCGGCGAGATCCAGGCCAGAGCCGAGCGCCAGCGTCATCAGCACAGTCCCGCCTGGCGCATCGCGAATCTGCATCCGCACCTCGGCGCCAGCCAGGTCAACAGGTGGCTGGTAGATCAACTGTCCGCCAACAGGCGCCAGCCCAACGGCTGACAGCAGGTTGATCTCGATCGTGTCGTCGTCGATGGACGCGACCCGGTGAGGCAATTGCCGAAGTCGAGCGCGGTTCAGCTCGGGCATGCCCTGGACACCATCAGCCCAGGCCAGCCAAGTGCCAGGCAACCCGTGCCCAGGGATGGTCAGCCGGACAGGCGCGGTCGGTGCGATCTGCGTGATCGGTCTGTACACAAGGCTCGGCTGCATGATCCGCAGCGCGTCTCGGAACGTCGCCCCTTTCTCAATGCGCAGGGGCACACAGGCCGGCGTCATGCTGGCTCCTCCTTGGTTGTGAATTCGCATGTCAGACCCAGGCGAAGTAGCCGCTTGGGTCGTTTCGATGAACTTCGCCCGTTATCGGGTTGTATGCACCGCTCAGCCAGCGCTCGCGCTGCTGTTGGGTCAGCGCGCCGGCGTCGAAATCTAAAATTTCGGCGCCTTGCGATCCGTGCGGCGTTACTGCTGGGGCGAGGCTGATATAGCGCTGCTGAACACCGTTCTGCCGGTCATCCCTGAAGAAACGCAATGCAAGAATTTTGTTCGAGAAGGACTGTACGGCGATATTGGGCTGCCCGCTGAAAGAGCTGAGCGACGACTGGAACCACAGAATTTCGTTCGTCGAGTCGCTCACATCCTGAAAGGTCGCCCTATCTGGAAACGCGATTGCATGCTCGCCGCCAGGCTGGCCCGTAACGTTTCCGGAGGCAACGGCGGCACCACTGATAAAGTCTTGCCATGAAATGTCGGTGCCAGTGGAATCTGGCGACCCCATGTTCGAATGGGATGTAGACTGGTGCGCGACTTGAAGCGTAGTCCCAGCAGATCCAGCAGCGAGAGAAAGGTCGTACCGAACCGAATAGACCTCATCGACTTCGACATGATCCCCTCCAACAACTCCTCCGGTGCGCGACCAGTCCCAGGTCTGCAGGACGCTGTACGTTAATGGCTCCAGGGCTCCAGAGGTTCCGTACCACATCCACAAAATACGCTCCACAGCACATGTTAATTGCCAATTGCCAGAGCGCACCGAGTATTCGACAGTCTCACCTGGCGGCGCTTCCGGCCCCTGCTCGTAACCTCCGCTATCCGCCCGCCAGATTCTGGTATACACATCGAGATCAACATCCGGAAGGCTAATTGCCGTGATCTGGTAATTGACCTGAGGATATGTAGCGACAACCGATAGTGTCGCGAAGAACCCAGCGCTACCAGTCGGCTGCAGGTGCAGTTCAACGAAAGCGGCACGCGCCCCGGTGTCAGATGCGCTCTTGAAATAGTTCACAAGGTACAGTCTGCGCGTGCCGTCATGACCTCTATCGATTAACGACACGCTCAAACTGTGCGGGGAGGACTCAAGCCCTAGATCCTGCCATCCCAGAATGTTGGATGTCGCTTGCTGTTCGATCGGGACCGCTCCGCCATGATCAACGAAATACACATCAAACCAAAGCAGGCCGCCAGTTTGGCTGGTACTGACAGTCGCGCTGACCGTTCGGCCGCGAATAAAAGCAGCCGATCCGGCGTCCATGCCGCCATAGCACTGTCCAGATCCGCGCAAGATCGCTTTGCTCAGCCACTGCTCGTCTGGGTTGTCGGTCGTCACAGCCGGCTCCGGCATCCCAACATCCCATAGATAGCTATCCTGCATGAGCGCGATACTTGGCATATCCATGGTCGCGCCACTAGGCAGCGTAAGGACGGCCCCGCCAGCGCCAATCGCCTGCTTGATCAGCCCATGCCAGGGCCATCCCCACACATCGGGCGCGTCATCGAGAATGCTATTAGGAAAGGGCATTCTTGAACTCCATCACTACCTCAGCCCCGTTAGCATCCTGCATGACAATCCGTTTTACGCTCTTAAACCTGGCCCATGCCAGGCCATCGGTAGTCGGAATCAGAACACTATCGAAATACTCCCGAGCGCTAGCCGTCGGCTCGGTAAGAGGGCTGGCTATTCCTCCACCGCCGATTTGCTTCCCTTCTCCGTTGTAGTTGGCGGTCCCCCGACGCGCTGCTACTGCCCCGCGTGGATCTATCCTGCGGAGCGGACGGCTCTGTGTTTCCGGACGAATAATCCGGGTCAGTGCATCCGCAATCGAGTGGTCGGTACCGCGACGCTCAGCCTCTAAACGCGCGCCGATTGCTCGCCGCTCTTGTTCCGGGGTCATTGGAAATCACCAGATGCAAGCAAGTAGAGGTAGGTAGCACCAGTGTTGTACACAAGCGCCTTGAAGAAACAGGCCTTCTGCCCTGAGGTTGATACAAACTCGATGCGAGAGTTGTTCTCAGATACCGAGAGCCAAGACTCGGAACCAACGAGCCCCCACAACTGGACCCCGCCACTGGCAGCGCTACTCAGTACGACAACACCATCGGCGGCTGGCTGCACAACCACGTCCAGGTCAAAGACTGCAAAGAGAGAACGCCCCTCGGCTTCTTCAGGCAGAGGTATAACCAATTCGCGACCATTACCATCAAACGATGCGGATACGCGTACGATCGTTGTATCCGAAGCGAGGACTACCGGAGTCGAGTCGTTGATCTCCTGCGCCTTGAACGTGCCGCCACCAGGCCCGGGACCAGACTGCTCGAGGATGGTGATTCGTCTCTCGATGCTGGCGAGAGTTCCCGCCGTCGCCGCCGCGTACACCTTCGAGCCCGAAGGCCACTCAACGGCCACACCCTCAGAGGCTCTCGCAACAGTGACATTCCCGCCGCTCTTTGCCGTCGCCTTGACCACTTCGTGAACAGAGCCTGACTCATCGGCAAGAGTGAGCAGGACGAAATCAGAAGGACCCGAGATGGGCAGAAGATCAGCCGCGGGAGCGGGGATGGTGAGAGAGAGCCCACCCGCCGACAGCGGGCCTGAGAGTTCTGTCTGCCAGTTATTGATCCAGCGTTGGCCCATGGCTACATCTCCAGCAAATCATCAGGAACCGAGACGCGGAAGGACGCACCGATCTCCGGCGAATATTCATCGCGGAGCGAGGCGGGTATCTCGGGAGCAGTTATGCGTAGTTGCCTCGGATAACGAGGCTGTGGACTGTTGTAGTTGTCGTAGTTACCGGAAAACCCATCTTTCGATTCATCGAATGGTGGGTCATCCGGGTGACCAGCGATTTGCGACTCAAGGCGCCCATCGAAGGCTGGTAGTTCGGGGGCAGCCCCAGAGCCACTAGGAGGAGTGAGGACGTCGGAATCTCCTCCGCCACCGCGCATCACAGCAATACTCAGGGTGGTTATCGCGGAACCACTCTCAAGGTCAAAGCGATCAAGCACACGGCGACACTTACCTACAGCCTTGATTCGCTGATCATCGAATTTGAGGGTGTGCGTCAAATCGACCGCCATGACCATGGATGTAGGGCAGTCCCAGCTCACTGTCGTCCCCCTATGAGCACCGACGAGAGTAGCTCGAGCCTGCTCAAGCAGACATGTCAGCGCGCCAATCCTGCGCGTCTCGCTGGGCTGATCAATGTGTCCAGAACTCCCCCCGGTAATAGCAGCACTCTCCCAGGACTCGGCGAGATCGCTATCAATCTCAAACGATGCCCGGGAGCGACTGATGATTGGTCCGGTCGCCAGCACGCTAGGTTGCACCTCTACCGCTATTCGGTATGACTCCGTAACCGCTTGCACCCAGCGACGCCCTGCGGCCCAGTCGGCGCCTAGCAACAGCCCCGTGTATTTGTTGGCCCAACTTTGCGGAGGCGTGCAGTAGATGCCAGTGGGTGGCAGCGGATAGTATTCAGTCGACGATTGGATCAGCGTTTGCCCTGAGCTGCTGGTTGCCGACTCAACCATTTCCGTATCCGGGAGTTCGTGCGACTCCGGACGCCAATTGCAAAATCCTGGCTCACCATCCTGCCCGTCCGTACCTGGCGCCTTCCATCCATAGTTGATATTCCATTGCCACAGCCGACTGAATCGGTAGTCACATTCGATCTCGACCCTGTTCGTCTGAGAACTCAGGTCGGCAAGCTCGACCGCAAGGGATCCGTATACCGTTGATCCAGGTCCAAACTCGAAGGTGGGCGCCACAGAATGCCATGACGTGACGCGAAGAGCGCCGTAGGCTGAGCAATCCAAGCTGCCCACTACGCTAGTCAACCGCTCCTGGGCATAATCCCAACGCGAGCGACCTTCGACGGACTCGAACACATCGGCGGACCACTTACCACCCACCAGGGCATCGACATCCGCAATTGCCATGGCCTCCACACGCTGCTGCAACTGGTCCGTGCAACTGACGCCCAAGACTCGGCGGACAGGGTTCCAGGCTGGTTGCGTAACCCTACCCGTAAACCTTCGGCCCTGGCTCAGTTCCCCGGCGGTCTCCGTCGCATAGTCGATGGTTACGGTTCGACCGATCCAGTCCGCAGGAACAACAGGGTCGTCACCGAGATAGATCGAAAAGGACGCGACGCCAGCAGCGCCCTCTTCACGATCGACCTCAATCTCCCCTGTCAGGAGTGGCGTAACGTCAACATCGCCAACCCGCACGATAGCGCGCCATGTGAAAGCGAAGCCTGGGATGATCGGCTCAGGACCAGGCACACTGGAGTGACCGGCCGAGTTCAGCGCAGCGCTATTGAGCGGTCCACGGTTGAGCATCAGATTTCCTCAGCGACAATCTGCCAGGTCCGACTGTTGTTCGAAGAGTCAAGCGCCTCAGGAGGGATCGACGCGAAGACGTGGAATAGCGGCCACCACTCGACGCGGTAAAGTTGCGCGCCAGGAATCTCCGACACCGTTACCACCTGGCCGGCGGACGCCACGATCGTTCTGACCCACTCACGACCGACCAGCGCCAGCCCCCATGGCCCGGCGTCCGGCCGAACCTCGCCCGGGATGGTGAATACTCGGTCGGCGGCAGTACGACCCGAGATGCCGAGGGACGCATTGCATCGCAGCTCTAGCGGGTTGTCGAAGTCGAGTCCAAGCATCCCCGTCCCGATCCATCCTGAACCGCTGATGGTGATTGCCGTCTTGCGCCAGTGCGTCATCTGTACTGCCGCACCTCCGCTGAGTCTCAATCGCTCGACTCCGCCATCTACAGCCTGGTACTGACACTGCGGGGCGCCGCCGTGTATCACGATCGGTATCCCCCCAAGCATCACGTTCGGAATGATCATTCCCAACTCCATAAAAAAGCCCGCGCGAGGCGGGCTTGGTCATTTTGGGCGCGTCCGCCCGAACTTCGAGGCGGCCTTGCGTATATCTCGGAGCGTATCGTGTGCCCCAAAGACGGTGAAACCGGCATCGTCTCCACCCAGATTAATGGTCAGCGAGCCAAGGTTCTGCATGGCCGAAGATGGATTCGCCTGCTGAAGTGCCGCGGGCGGAATCTCTGGTATCTCGGGCAGGACTCGTTGATACCTCTGAGACATCTGCAGCGACTGCACCGCGTTGAAGATGCGCTCTCCTCCGCGCATCATCATCAGCTCTGGCCCACGTTCCCCAACCCACGCCATGCCAGGAGGAGCGCTCTGCGTACCAGTGGCAAACCCGGGTATCTTGGGGGTGATGCTGGGCACGCCAGGCAAACCCATCTCCGGAGGCGGAACCAGCGTGATAGGTATCACAAGCTGCTCAGCCAGTCCGGCGGCGATATCGGCAACCTGTTGCTTCAAGGTCTCCGCGCTTTCGAAGTCCATTCCGAACGACACCTCGACGTTTTGCACAGCCTTGATGCGCTCCTCGAGGTCGGCCAGGTTCAGGCGGTTGACGTCATCCGCAGCCTTGGCATTACCAGCCTCGACCTCTGCGGCCTTGTTGGCGATGCGCTCCACCTCCTTGGCCACGCCTTCGAAGCCGTAACTGTTCGCGCCAGCGTCCTTCAGTTGCTGAAGGATCTGCAGCGCGCGGCGCGCCTCCTCGATCGCCTTTTGGTTGTTGCCAGCGGTCAGGGCGTTGCGAGCCGAGGCCTGGGCCGCAGTGGCATCACCGAAGGTCTGCGTTCCGGAGGTGGGCGTCGCCTGGATACCCTTCACCAGATCGGCAAACTCCTTGCGGACATCTGCCTGGCGCGAAAGCGCGTCGTTGAGGTTCTTTGTGGACTGATCAAGCAGCGCCTTGGTACGAACAACCTCAGATTGGAGATCAGCGACGTTCTGATCCCGAGCCCGCTTCAGGGCATCGTTCTGGCGCTTCACGATCTGCTCTTGGCGTGCCTTCTCGGCGGCGAGGGTGGCTGTGAGGCTGCCCTCGCCCTTTTTCACCAGCGTATTCGCCGTGTTGATCCCCTTGGCAACATCGTTCAACTGGTTCGCAACCCAGTCGACGATGCCTGTTTCCTTCGCGCGACGCCCCCAGTATTTCTGGGTTTCGGAAAATATCCGGTTCAGCCCTGCACCAATCTCCGGGGCAAACGAAGCCATTTCCTCGCGGAGCTTCGGCAGTTCCTTCCGCAACGCGATAACGATCTGCTCCGAGGTCAGTTCGCCGGCGGCAGCCATCTCGCGAAGCCGGCCGACAGTCACCCCGAAGGAGTCCGCCAGGGCGCCAGCAATGCGATCCGAGGACTCCAGAACGGTATTGAACTCTTCGCCCCGCAGAACACCACTGGCGATGGCCTGGGAGAACTGGGTAATGACCGAGGCCGACTCCTCGGCAGATGCCCCACCGATTTTCAGGCCGAGCGACACCGCCTCTACAGTTTCAAGGGCGGCGCGCTGATCCATGCCCACATCCCGAAGCGGGCGCTGCAACCGCGAATAGAGGCCGATGAGGTCGCCGACGTCGCCCTGTACATCATCCGCGATACGGTCGAGTTCGATCTGCGCGGTGTTGAACTCTTCCTGCGAGCGGGTCGCCAGGCGAAGCCGGGAATCGAGCCGGCCAACAGTGTCGGCCCCGTTCGCTAACTTCGCCGTTGCAGCGCCTACTGCGGCGGAGAGCCCCGCAACCGCCAACGCTGGACCGCTCCCGCGGAGAGAGCCGATGCTCGACAGCCGCGAGCCGGCACCAAGCGAGTTGAGTTCGTTCTTGGTCTCCGCGATCTGCTTCTTGAGCGCCCGCTGCGCAACGGCAAGCTCCCTTGTGGATAGCGTTCCGCTGGACCGAAGCAAGCGATATTGCTGGTTCAACTGCCCGATAGCAGTCTGCAGTTCGCGCACCCTGGCGACTCCTAGGGTGCTACGCGCTTGCTCCATGTTGAAGCGGCGCTGCTCGATCGCGCTCTGCTTGATCGCTGCCGCCTGTCGCCGCAGGCTGGTGGTGGCAGCGTCATTCCGGCCCGCCTGAAGGTTTCGATCCAGTTCCCGCTGGAGCCGCTGACGTTCGGATGTCAGGCTCCTCGTATCCAGGCCTGCCTGCTTCAACTCCCGGCGCATCGCTCCGAGCTTGGCTATCTGGACGGTCTCTGCCCGCTCCAGGCTTCGCAAGTCAGAAATGGAGTCCCTGTAAGCCTGCTGCAATTCGCGGCTTGGCCTGATCGTCGATGCCATCTCGTTGCCGAGCGTGCGGATCTGCTCGCGCGCCGAGCGCGCCTGGCGCTGCGTGTCCTCAAGGGTGCTTTCGAGAGCAGTGAAATCGTTTAAACGCTTGAGAGGTTGCGCGACCTGCCTAACCAGTTCGGCGTATTCCTTGCGGAAACCTGACACCTCGCGCAGCGCATCATCGAGGTCAGCAGTCAGCCGGATCTTTACGTCAGCCATTTCATTCAGCCTTCAGCGCGGTCAAGAACAGCGACCAGGGATATTCAAGGACGTGGTGATGCCCAAGCCTCACCAGAACGCAAATGGCGCGCTCCAAACTCCTCAAGGCTTGTCGCGGAGTTTCGAGAGACGGCCCAGCATTCCGAAAAAATGCGGGTTCACCTCTTTACATGCATCCCGCAACTTGGCGAGCTGGCTAGGCCGGAGATCGTTAATTTGGCTCTCCGTAACCGACGTCATCAGGCACAGATCGGAAAGCCTGATATCTTCGAAGAGAGCATTACTGACGAGGTCTTGGTCACTGACCTCTTGCATTAGCTTTCGAACATCCGCAACGCTAAGTTCGCGAACAGTAATTTCAACCCCATCGATATCCACAACCCTGCTCGCAGTAAAGCTAGACATTTCAACCCTCCGGGAAACACAAGCCCCGCCATAGCGGGGCAATCATGAGCGAACCTGCTGACAGGACCAATATCACGCAGTAGCCAGTTCCTTCTTGATGTTGAAGTACTTCGACTTTCCGGCGCCGACCTTGGTCGGGTCCATCAGCACCTTGGCAGTGGCCTCGGCGGCCAGGAAGTCTTCGGTATTGAGCCAGTCCTGTTGGCTCGACGGGTTCAGACGGCACCGGAAATAGCGCGCCTGGATACGGCGCTGGGTACCGGCTGCGTTCTCACCCTCGAAAAGGCATTCGAACGTCTTGCCGCTGTTGGTCAGCGCCTCGATCACATCCACGGTGGCGGACTTGTAAGTCACCTTGATCGGCGTGGCCGCAGAGATCGCCCCCCCTTCAACGATTTCGATGCCGGCGCCGGTCATGTTCCAGTCGTCGAACTCTTCGTAGGTCGTGCTGCCGTCATCGCTCTTCACGCTGGTGATCTCCAGCGGCATGAAGTCGAGCGCGATCGTGCCTCCCGGAACGGCGGTGTGCGCTTCGTCGGTATGGGTGGCAGAAGGAACGTTGGTGGCGTCCCCCCACACCAAGGCAGCCAGGATGCTGGTCTTGAGTTCGCGGAAGTTGATCGACAACCCGACCGAAGTGATGCGCGAAACGGCATCGTACTCACCGCCCTGCGGGGTGGTGGTATCCGGCAAAGTGATCTCGTTGGTCTCGATGGTCTGCTGGATAGTGGACACCAGGCCAGCGAACTGGAAGGGGGTGGTAGCACCGGACTCGCGGATCTTGAAGGGTCCGCCGATCACGTACGTCTCTTTCTCGATAGCCATATCAGGCCTCCTTCTTGATCACGCCTTCGCGGCGCAGAAATTCAACCTGGTCAGGGCTGACGTTGATCTTTTCGCCGGCCGCCTTCTCCTTGCCCTGGTGCCAATGCACCTTGGCCAGGGTGACCTCGACGGCCTTATTCAGCGCAGCCGACGGCGCGGCGTCGACCGGAGCCGGCGCCTGGGTTTCGCTCTTCATGGGTTACCCCTCGATGATGGTTTTCAGATAGACAGGGATTCGAATCACGGCAGCGGCCACCGCATCACCCGGCGGGTAGGGTTCGGGCGCGCCCAGTGTCAGCCCGGTAATGCCGCGGTCTCGGGGCAGCCAGCGCAGGAACTGCCCCTTGGGGGCAGGCATCAGGCACGCCAGCAGGTCGAGCTGCAGGTCCTCCAGGGCTTCTTCATAGTGGTCATACCCGCCTTGCACCGCGCCTACCACGTCGAAGCCGCGATGGAAGCGAACGCCGGCGTCGAGATGCTCAGGCGGCTGCTCCTTGGCCGGCTGAACGACGATCAGCGGGAAGCCTTGCCTGCACTCCTTGATCAGTTCGTTGAGCCAGCCGGAGAGCACACGGGTACCTGCATCCGTGCGGTAGCCGTTGGCCGGCGTGATCGTTTGCAGGCGCGCCAGCAACGCTCGTCGCCCCACGGTCAAGACGTTGGGTTTCAGCATAGGTCCTTCCTGCAGGCGGCGGTCAGGATGTGCCCATCGTCCGCAACCATCTCTTCAACCATGAAGCGCTGACCACCCACGATGAACACGTCACCCCGACTCGCGCCGGGCAGATCGATCTTGCGCCAACTGATCCCGATCTTGTCTGTCTGAAACATGCCCTCCGGACCCGTCATCATCAGGTTGTGATCAATGATGACCTCGAAGCCGCAGGACGGTGGCGCGCCCGAGGCGCTCTGGTGAGTCGCCCGCCCATCGGCGAAAGTCTTCATTACCGTCTGATGTAGGCGATCCCGCCAGTTCGCCCAACCCATGGGACTAGCCTCCTGCACCTTCAGCCGCTGGAGCCGAAACGCCATTGAGCCGGCAGCGGCCAACCGCGGAGGGATTTGCTGCCGCCTCGGTAGCCAGCCCCACCAGGACCAGGCCCGCGCTAGGCGCATTGGTCAGATCGCCACTGGCTGCATCCAGGTAGAGTGGATCACCCACGACCCACGCTTGGGCGGCCACCTTCTGCAGCTCGAACACGCCAGTCGTTTTCAACTCGACGGGCTGCCCATCGGTGACGGTGGTTGCGGCGACGCCGAGGATGGCGCCGACCTTGTACAGCTTGCCCGATACTGCTCCACCAGCGGGGGCGGGGACGGTGAGCATGTCGCCATGTTGGATGAAGGTCTTCATGATTAACCTCGCAAGGAGTTCGTAGAAACACAAAGGGCGCCCCGTGGCGCCCTTCAGCTTGACTCTGCCGATCAGTTACCGGCGTTCTTGTAGGCCCCGCGGTAGTCGATCCAGGCCGCGCCGAAGACCAGCCGCGCCTTGATCTCCATGCCGTCCACCTCGAACCCCTCGCGGGTCTCGGTGAAGACGCCCTGCTCGCCTTCCAGGTAGGCATACTCAAAGGTGTCAACGACGCCCGGCGCGGCGTACAGGTACCACTGGTTGCCCGTAATGCGCGCATCGACGATCACCGTCAGCGAGGCGTTGCGGCTGTCGTTGATGTCGGCGTTCTTCGCCGGCACGTAGTTGGAACTGGTGAACTGGAAGGCCTCCAGCTCCTTGTCCGGCCCCACCACCAGGAACTCCGGCGCCAGGTTGAGGAAATGCCCGGCCTTGGACTTCTGCTTGCGCATCGCGGCACGAGCGGCCGCCAGTGTGGCGGTATTGATCGGGCCGCCGCTGGCGGCGACGTTGCCGTGCGCATCCGAGAACAGGTCCTCTCCATCGACGAACTCCGGATTACCCAGCAGCAGATCCCACACTAGGTTCGATTCGGTCTGTCCCGCCGCCGCACCCAGCGCTTGCGGAATACGTGTCAGCGCCGAGAGATCATCATTGACGATCGCCTCCCAGGTGATCGCGATGATCTTGCCGAACTTGGCCACCTTGATCGGCGCGCCTTCTTCGCCCAGGGAGCCGTACTTGTACTCCCCGTGCTCGTTGACCTTCTCCAGCGCGGCGATATCGCCCAGCGCCACGCGGGTTACCTCGCGGAAGTCCGGGACGGTGGTCTGGCGGCCGAGCGGGCGCCAGGTCTGCGGCGCCAGCTCGTAGGCATCGCGCAGCGTTCGGTTCACGGTGCTGCCCAGAAGCAGCGGGAAATCGCTGGTGGTGTGCATGCCCGCTGCCCGGAACGCCTGGCGGTCACAGCCCAGGGCAGCGCGCGCCACTTCCTGCGGGGTCAGTCCGCGGACCTTCCCCCCAACCAGTTCCACGGACTCGCGGGCCATGTCGATCAAGCGCATGCCGCGAAACTCGCGGGCGGCCTCCTCCAGCTTCACCTTGGGGTTGCAGCGATGCAGCAGGGCGTTTTGCATCGCCTCGCGCTTGGCGGCAACGACCGACAGGTCGATATCGCTGGTCACGCCGGCGTGCGCGCTACGACTTTCCGGCTGCTCGGACTGCTGCCGCTCGGCCAGCTTGTCGATCAGCTCGGCGCTGGCCTGCTCGAGGGCCACGCCGCGCGAGATCAAGTCCTCCGCCACGTCCTCGTCCAGCCCCACCTTGCGCGCCATCTGGCGGATGCTCAGGCAGCGCTTGCGCTCAGCCTCGGCGGCTTCACGGCGAATCGACTCCTCGGCCGCGCGTTTCTCTTCTTCGGTCATTGCATTTTCCTCTCTTGGGTTGGCCACGGCGGCCGGTTGTTCGGTCGGCGTCTCGGCCTCCCGGGTCTCGAAAAGGGTGGTGAAACGTTGGCCCTGGTAGTCGGCAGGAGTCTTGGCGTTTCGCACCTTCGCCCCATCGTCGAATCCAATCGGCACAAGGGAGAGCTCCATTGGCTCCCAGTCCACTGCCCTGTAGGTCGGAAGCTTATCGTCAGGGGCCTCGATCAACTCGTAGCGATGGACGGAATAGCCCACGCTGATATTGCGCAGGATCCCGTCGCGCACGTCCTGGAAGATCGACTCGACATCCTCGCGCTTGCTGAAGCGGACCAGTGCGTGCCCCGCTCCCCCTTCCAGCCAGGCGCGTTCGACGACGCCAACCACGTCACCCAACTCCCAGGCGCTGTGGGTGTTCAGGAACGGCGCGCCGTTGTTCAGCCGGTCCAGTCGGACCGCCTCGGGCGTCACCTCCAGTTCTTCCATATACGCGCCGATATCCCAGGACCAGCGCCGCCCCTTCGCCCCGGTAGTCCAGGTCAGTTCAGCGGTTCGGTTCTCGATATCGACGGAGCCCGGCCGCACCGCGGCGCGCAGGCTCAGCATCGGCGTCTCATGCGTCTGGGTCATTGCCGTCATCTTTTGAAGTCTCTTCAGGTGCTTGCTGGGAATTGCTCCCCTGCGGTTTGGCTTGCGCCTGGCCCCCGTTGGAGACCTTGCGCGCGTCGTAGTCGAAGACCAGCCCGAGCTCATCCACCTTCGACAGGTGGGCGGCATAACGGGTCAGCACATCGTCCGGGTCGGTGTAGCCCATCTCGCGCAGCGCATCGTCTGGTGTGATCAGGCCAAGGCGCAGGCGATCCTTGATCACGCTGACCTCGGCACTCGGATCCACCATGTCCCGCCGCGGCGGTACCCATTCAGACAAGGCGTCTTCTAGGACGCCGCCAGGCAGCAACGCTTGCGCCTCCATGAACCACTTCCAGACCGGCTCGCAGAGTTGCGGAATCAGCATCCGCCACTGCCATACATCCACCCGCCTGGCGAAATGCAGCCAGCCCATCCGGCCACTGGAGAAGTTGACGCCCTTCAGGTCGCCGGCCAGCAGTTCGTACGGCACTCCAAGCCCCACGGAAATCGCATGCAGGGCCTGCCACGAATAGGCGGAGTAGCCGTTGAAAACTGGCGGTGCCGCGAAGCTCACGCTCTCGCCAGTCCCCAACTCCTGGATCAGCCCTGGCTCCATCCGCTCGATCAGCGGCGGCCTCTTTCGTTCGAGCCCCGCGATCGACTCATCCTTGGTGACGAAGGCCGCGAAGCACGCCGCGATCTTCGCCTGCTCCATGATCGCGTCCTCCATCTCGTCGAAGCTGCGCATGCGCTGCATCACCGGCGCCAGCCAGCTGTAGCCGCGCGCCTGCCCCGGGCGCTTGGACAGAAAAACGTGAATCACGTCCTCGGCGGGAATGCGCCTCGACTCCAACGAGCGCATTGCCAGCGCACTCCCGGGGTGCTCGTCGAAAAGCCAATAGGCGACACGCCGCCCCACCGGATCGAACTCCACCCCCTGGATGATTTCGTTCTTGCCATTCTTGCCACTGCGCGCTTCATCGAGAAAATCCGCCTCCAGCACTTGCAGTTGCATCGGTACGGGTAACCCATCGCTACTGAAGCGCTTCCGCCGTCGGACCAGGCATTCGCCCGCCTCGACAATGGCCTCCATGACCTTGTGCTGCAGGCCATAAAAGTTCTCCAACCCGTCGGCGTCGCAGGCCAACGTCTCGGCCCAGGCCCGCCAGAGCGCGCCCAGCTTGTTGTTGGCTCGATCACTGCGCGCCATGGGCCGGGGTACCACCCCCGCACCCACCACGTTGTCGGCAATCCCCGTCACCGCCCGCTCGGCATAAGGGTTGTTTCGGCGCAGATCCCGTGCACGGTTGCGCAGTCTCCCAAGCGCCGGGGCGTTCTCGGCATTGGCATCGGTCCCCGCCGAGCGCCAACCTTCATTGCGCCGACCGCCCGCGGCTCCCTCGAAGCGTCGAGCCAACAGACCCGCCGAAAGCTCCGCGCGAATTTTCTTCAGGCGCAGTTCGGCGCGTCTCGCGGCCAGGCCGGGAAACCAAGTCTCGAACACGCTCATGTCAGTAGCCTTTGGAAAAAGAGGTGTAGCGGCGTCCGCCGTCGTTGTTCGCAGAAAGCCCCAGTTCATCCTCCATCAACCGGAGGATACGCAGCATCTCTTCAACCGACCGGTAGGTGACGCTGCGATCCGCATAGCGAACCGAAAGCGCCCCCTCCGCCACAGCCCCTTTCAGGGCTCGGTATTGTTCCAGGGTGTAGGTCATCACGCTTTCTTCCAGTAAGAGGACTGCACCCGCGGGCGCTCATCCGTAGTTGGCGATAGCGCCTCAACTCCCGCAGCGGCCAACCTCTCCAAGTCCAGGCCGAAACGTTGCTGGCTGATTCGCAACGCGGCCAGGGCGTACACGAAACAGTCCAGCGCTTCGTTGCGGCGCCCTTGATTGTCCCAGCGATACTGCTGTACACCCTTGACGACCTTGAGCACCTTGCTTTCGGAGGTCAGTTGCCTGACCTCCATCTCGTCGCAAATAAGGTCGTTTGCCGGCAAATGGATTACCTGGGGCTGGGTAATGCCTGCCTGGGACTTCGACACATCCAATGGCAGTCGTAGGCGGCTGTAGAACAGCTCTTTGGCGTTATCCGTACCGACGGTTGTCAGGTACACGCCTCGCTTGTTGCGTTTCGTGGGGAAGCTGGCGATCGGCTTGCCGTAAACCGGTGCGCCGATGATTGGGATCATCCAAAGCAAGCCGTTCTTCTTGCTGTCGTCGCAGACTTGATCGATGTAGTGGCCGCCAGCATCCCAACACCAGCGCTCTACTTTCATCACGAGGCCATCGCTCCGAGTGAATTGGCGGTGCAGTTCCAAATCGCGCTTGCGGCGCAGCTCTTCACCACCTGGATCACCCATCAGCACGAAGCGATAAACCAGCCAGCACTCTTCGTTAGGCCCCCATGCCCAGACTCTCCCCTCATAGCGATCATCCTGCGTATCGCCGCCGCCAGTGAGGATCACCGCCTGGGCCGGGATCTCGCCTTGCCAGACCTCGCGACGCCCAAGCAGCACGTCCCACTCGACGCGCTCGCCCTGGTCTTCCTCCCATGTCTCGCCAAGGGTTGTGTTGACGAAGGTCTTCAGGTCGCTGCGACTACCCTTCGCCTGAAGGAAGTCCTGTGCAATCCGACCCCAGGTCACAAAGAAGCTATAGGCTGTCCAGATGTGAAAGCTGATGGACTCTGGGGTAGGAATCGGCGCCCCCTCCACATCGAAAAAGTCGAAACCATCCCGGGTCCAGATTCCAGTCTTTTCGCAAATCCAGCGCGCCTTGTACTGCGCCTCAAGCGCCTCTGAGTAACGGATCAGGCAGCCGGTAGCCTCACACACATACCAGGCATCTTCCGGCTGTTCAGGGTCCCACTTGATGCCATAGACGCAATCCTTGCCGCCCCACTTCAAATACTGCTCAGCGCCACAGTGAGGGCAAGGAATGTGATAGCGCAGCAAGTGTGGCGATTTCTGGACAGCACCCTCAATCTGGCAACCGCCTCGATCGATTGGACCTCGCAGCTTAGGCGTGCTGCCCCTGATCGACTTCGGAAAAGTCGAGCCTTCAATCCGCTTGTCACCCAGGACGAGCGGAGACCCCTCCTTATCGATGTCGTGATCGAAGGCTGCCAATTCGTCATAGATGACAGTGTCAGCAGAAATAGCTCGATAGTTCTTCGCTGCCTTACCGCCGCGGCACCACAACTGCTTGCCATGGCTGAACTTCTTGATGTCGAGCGTGTTGTCCCGGCTCTTCTTGCCGCACCAAGGCGCCAGCGCGCGGACGGCTCCAACGTCCCGGATCATGGTTTCGATCTCGGACTTCATGAACAGGTCGGCGCTACCATCATCTGGCACAAAGAACGCGATATGCCGACGCTTGTGCTCAATCTGGTAAGCCGAGGCCGCCAGCAGCATCTTGGAGTAGCCGACGCGGGCGGACTTGATCACGTTGACGATTCGAATCTCGTCGTTGCCCATGGCGTTGAGCATCGCAACCTGGTAGGGAAGCGTCTCCCAGCGACCTTCTTGGTAGGAAGATTCGCTGGACAGGTAAAAATTATCGTCAGCCCATGCCACAGGAGTCTGAGGCGCGTCTCGGCGCAGAGACAGTAAGCCGGCTGACATAGCAGCCTGGCAGGCCTCAATCTGCACTGTCGATAAACTCGTCATGCCACTCCGGTAGGCGATCTGCCGCCTGGGCGATAGTGTTGCGCGCCTTTGTCAGCTCTCGGCTAATCGAGTCGAGTTGCCCAGGAGTGAGATCGGGGTGACGGCGACGCAGTGTCATGACCACCGTATCGAATATCGAACCGGCGGCCGGAATGAATTTTGCGAAAGCGAAGGTGATGAACTCAGCGGGTATCAGCCGCTTCTTGGTTACTTCGTTCTTTAGCTCCTGAGCCTCGGACTGAGCCGCAGTAAGCCGCAGGCGCTCCTGAGTAAGTCGGTATTCGATCAGCGGATCAATATCGCCGGAGTCAGGGGCCGTTTCCGGTTTGACCTGAGCGCTTCCAAGTCCTCGTAGATAGCGGATATAGGCCAGCCGGCATGCATCCACGTCGAACCCGCCCCTGCCCTTGGAGCCAGGCAGCACACCGTCTGCGATGAGATTGCGCACCTGGCGATCACTCAGATCGAGGTGCTTCGCCACTTCGATCTGAGTTGCCATGCGATACCCAACCGGAACCGGAAACGGAAGTCGTGAAAAATGCCCGTATATAGAGCGAGAACGAGGCTCGAATTACCCTCTGACGGGGGCACCCCGGGGAGGACCCGCGACGCACCACTTTGGTGCGCCAATCAGCGCCTCGCGGCGAACCGAGCAGCCACGCCGCGCATCGCCACCTCGAACTCACGCGGCAGGTTCTCGTCGGCATACTGCTGCGCGATCTCGAAGAAGCTCAGCCGGCGGCGATACGAAGGGCGAGACACGAAGGCCATGATGATCGAGACGGCATCCCGGCCTCGGCCTGTGCGCTCAGCAATGCCTATAGGCTTGCCCTTGCGTGTCATGACGAAGTAGCGGCGAGCATTACCCTTCGCTCTGCTCCGTCTGCTATCAGTGGCGTTCGCGTTGTACCCGGCTTGGCTGAAGCCGCGAATGCCGCTCAACGCCCTGGTGACCTGTCCGCGCTTGATGTTCCCGTAGCGATCGAGGTCCGCACCGGCGCCGGGTACCACGTACTTACCTTCGGGCAAGATCCCCTTGGCCCTGAGCTGAAGCTCGGCCGGCTTGTTCCGACGCGGCCCACCGTGGACCTCGGGGGCAATCCACACCGATGCAGGCTGCGCACCGTCCGCTTCGTCCTTGAACCAAACCCGCGCTTCGAGCCGGTCTTTCCTGGCTGGCACCATGCGCAGGCTGTTCAGGGTGTACGGGGTCGGGCGGTCGAACACGACACGCATCTCATCGCGCAATCGATCCATCAGGCCTTGAGCGGTCCGCGTAAGCGCAGTGGCTGTCGCGTAAGGAATCTGCCGCTGCTCAAGCTCAGTCAGGTCGGCGAGCTGCTGCTGGAACCCTTCTGGCTTGATACTGATCATCTTCTGCAATACCTCGGCAGGGCGGCGATGTGCTTACGCAGCGCCTCAATCATCAATTCGCGTCGCTCGACTCCGGCTCGGAGATCAGAAACAACCTGTCCATCAGCGGCAGCAAGGAGGGCTCTTCCTGCATCAGCGCTGCCGGTGGCTCCGGGAGCCTGGTGCACTCCGCCTGCGGGGCAGCGGGCTTTGACGTACACGACGCGAGCACCAGTGCCGATAGCATCGCGGCGCAATTGGTTTTCTTCATGGGAAGCCTGTAGTGCTGCTTGGTAGGTTCGGGCCAGGGCGTCGGCCTGGACCTGCGCCTGGGCGTCGCGCTGGGCCTGCTGGGCCATGGCGGTGATCGTCTCGGCGGATTGCTCGACGGCGGCCTGCAGGTCATCACGCTGGGCGGTCACGTGATCGAGGCGCCAGAACACCAGCGCGCCTACCAGGGCGACCACCAACCAGGGCCGCCAAGTCACTGGTCGATCCTCCGACCAACCTTGAACTTGAACGTCGGCTCTTGATCGAGCATCGAGTTGACGATGCCCTCGATGACCGAGAACAGGGAGACGACAAGTTCAAGCGGCGCCCACTTGGCGAACGCCAGCGGGCAATAGCTATCGACATCCCCCAGCCACATCGGAATGCCGTAATAGCTCCCATGGTGCGAGACGCCGATCTGTCGAGCTTCGGCTTTCGTCGTGAACCCGAGCATCATTCCCCCTTGAGCGCAGCACGCGCCCATTCGAGCCGGGCGTTGCGATCCTCGGCCCCGGTAAACGATCCGTTTATGCGGAGGGTGATCTTCTCGAAACGGCCCTGGTCGGCCAGATCGTTTAAACCGCGCGACTGCCAGAACCAACCCGCTGCGATGGCTGCCCAGGTCCGTTGCTCCAGCAGTTCCGGCTGCGCCACCAGCGGCAGCGCTAGGGCGCGTGCAGCTTCGGCGTAGTTGTCGTGGCCGGTGATCATGATCAGGCCACGACCACGGTATCGATGCCCATCGCCCGTATCCGGCGACCCATTGCCCATCCTGTTGGCATAGACGCGGTTCGCGATGCGCTCTGGCTGGCGGGCGTACTGCTTCGCCTCGGTCGGCGTGAACCGCTTCGGCCAGGTCTTGAGCAGACCCTCGGCGGAGTAGTTCAGGTTCTCGACCAATCGGCGCAGACTCTGGCTTTCGTGCCCGACCTGGGCGAGAAACATCGCCACACGCTCGGGCGAGTTGATCTCGAACCGGGCCATGGCGCCGTTGATGTGTTCAACCCAAGTCGAGGCAGTAGCAGCACCGCACCCGGTAGCGCGGTCGAGTTGGTCAGCGGTGATCTTCATTCGCCAGCCCCCCGGCGCGGAAACTTCCAGTCGGCGATCCGATCAGCGAACTCGGCGATCTTCTTCACCCCTAGGAAACCGGTGAACACCCCAGCAGCGGTAGCCATGTTCTGTGGCAGGCCGAACCACTCAAGGACCGGAATCAGGCCCAAGGTAATCAAGGTGCAGAGCGTTGCCTCGAGCAGCGCCTGGCGCCGCGTTCCACCGCCGTAGATCACCCGGGTCAGCGCGACCACAAAGGACAGGCCGGCGGCGTACAGCTGCGGATAGTGCGCAGACAGCCACGCCAGCAGCGCAGCCCACGTGATGGGGTCTTTGTCGGGCATTTTCAT